GTTGCACGTACACGCACACGCGCACACTAGAATTTTTCCAATGTGCCACATTGTAAACACAATTGGTCCACCGTTGCCGATCCGCAACAGTGTGACAATCTTGCAACAGTGTGTCCCATCGACAACAGTGTGACAATTTTGCAACACTTGGTCTGTGGCCGGTGTGCAACAGTGTGACAATTTTGCAACACTTTGGATGTTCATGGTTTGTTCCAGTTTTGTTCACGTCTGAGAACAAAGTGAGAACAAAACGAGAACGACCCCCCCACGGTGTTTTTATTATTGTCATGTTCTCTGCGTCCATTCTGGGGGGTATTTTGAAAACCTGTTGACACTTTGTTTAACATACTGTATAATAGCAGTATGAAGTACATTTTGTGGACACCTTGTATCCTCTTAGGAGCATACATCGTCTACATTGTTGCACTAATGATCTGGGGGACATTCAATGGCTAAGAAAACAGGTAAGTATCCCAGCTATGTAGAACCTAAGTCTCTGGACGCTGATATGACAGAGAGGGAACACCAGTTTGTCATTGAGCTTGTAGACAACCACCGTGAACCAGTTGATGCTTTTTTTGAAGCGGGGTTTGTCTGTAACCAAGAGTTAGCACATGCCAAAAACCGTGCCAAGCGGTTACAGCGCCACCTTTGGCTCCATATTGAAAAGCGGATCAAGGAGCGGGTAGGTGAAACGGCAACGTTGGCCCTGACTGTGCTAGAGCGTCTGATGCGCGAGGCAGAGTCTGAGAACGTCAAGCTCAACGCTGCCAGAGACATTCTGTCTAGGGCGGGTTACGATGCAGTCCACAAGCAGGAAACTGTAGTCAAAGAGGTCACGGACCTGACTGATGCAGAGCTAGACGAACAGATCGAGCGGTTGTCTAAAAACGTGGTAAAGCTACGTGGATAAGGAAAAGGTTCTAGAGCTACTCCAAGAGAAACAACGGCGGCTAGAAACAAGACGCATTGAACAATACGACCCATATGACTACCAGACAAGGTTTCACACTGAGGGTCAAGGTTGTCCACAACGCATCTTAATGGCGGCTAACCGGGTAGGGAAAACCTACTGTGGAGCGGCAGAGACAGCATACCACCTGACCGGAGACTATCCGGAGTGGTGGAAGGGGCACAGGTTTAACAAGCCGATCAGGGCGTGGGCAGCTGGTGAGTCAAACGACACCACCAGAGACATCATCCAGAAAGAACTTTTTGGTAACCCGCAAGACCCAACAAAGAAAGGCACTGGGTCTGTCCCACTGGACAACATCGTTGAAACAGTGCGTAAACCGGGTGTACCAAACGCCTACTCGTCCGTGCTGGTCAAGCACAGGTCAGGGGGCAACTCCCAGATAAGTTTTAAAGCCTACGAACAGGGTTTTGAGAAGTTCATGGGCGAGGCAATAGACGTTGTCTGGCTAGACGAGGAACCAAAGCAGGAAATCTTTAGCCAGTGCATAACGCGAACCGCAGATACAGATGGGATTGTCTATATGACTTTCACCCCGGAGCGGGGGATGACATCCGTAGTCTCGGCTTTTATGAACGACCTGAAACCGGGCCAGAGCCTGATCACAGCAACATGGGACGACGTAGACCACCTAGACGAAAAAACAAAGGAGCAGCTGTTAGCTGTCTATAGCCCAGCAGAGCGGGACATGCGCTCAAAGGGCATTCCGGTGTTTGGCTCAGGGTTGGTCTTTCCTGTCTCAGAAGAGGACATCGTCTGCGAAGACTTCGACTTGCCAGAACATTTCCCCCGGCTGGCTGCAATTGACTTTGGCTTTGATCACCCCACTGCCATCAGTTGGGTCGCATTTGACGCAGACGATGACATAATCTACGTCTATGACGAATACAGGAGAAGCAAAGAGACACCTCTGACACATGCAGCAGCACTGAACGGCAGGACACCCGGCATACCTGTAGCTTTCCCACACGACGGACTACAGCATGACAAAGGCTCCGGGATTCAGCTAGCTCAACAGTACAGAGACCTAGGTGTCTATATGCTACCAGAACACTTTACCAACCCGCCAGCAGAAGGTAAGCTAAATGGTAATAACTCGATTGAAGCAGGCATCAGCGAAATGCTACAACGGTTTGAAACAGGCCGTTTGCAAATTTTTGAGTCCTGTGCAGAAACTCTGGAAGAAATGCGTTTGTATCATCGGAAAAACGGAAAAGTAGTTCCGATCAAGGACGACCTGATCTCAGCAATGAGATACGCAGTGCTCTCAGTTGAACGCTTTGGTGAGAAGCTCAAGAACAAAACACACTACCGTAGATACGGATTCGAACAAGAAATCAAATACTCTAACGCAGGGATAGTCTAATGAGCATGTTTACCCGAAATAGAAACCGCCAGTCTTTGTCGGAATTAAGAGATAAACTTCCAAAAAATAGTGGAGGGAAAAGGCAAAAACCGTGGCTTATGCTAGACCCTATTGAAAAATATGAGCGTCGTCGCGGAGAATACGAAAAAATGATGGAGCACAAAAACAAAGTTATGAAACAAATGGAAGAACAAAGAAAAAAGCGTAAAAAGCGCCAAGAATATATAAAATCAATTGACCCTAATAAGGGTATTAAGATTTAATGCCAATCCGCAAAGTCAAAGGCGGCTACAAGTGGGGTAATAAAGGCAAGGTCTATAAGACCAAAGCTGGAGCAGCTAGGCAAGCACGGGCAGCTTACGCAAGCGGGTATAAGGAGAAGAAACGTGGCTAAACGAGGACTCTATGCGAACATCAATGCTCGCAAGAAAAAGGGCATCTCGCGTCCTAAGAGCAAAAGCACTATCTCCAACAAAGCCTATGCAGCTATGAAAGCTGGGTTTCCTAAGAAAAAGAAGAAGAAATCCTGATGGCTCATAATATGACAGAAGAAGAGATCATTGGTCTTGTAGAAAGCGAGATCAACGGTTCCTCGGACTACATGGATTCCGAGATAAGCTCCCAGCGCGAACGCTCCATGGAGTATTTCTATGGAGAACCGTTTGGCAACGAGGAAGACGGACGTAGCCAAGTCGTAGTCACCGATGTCCAAGACACCCTGATGTGGATGATGCCTAGCCTGATGCGCATCTTCACAGCTGGAGACAGGGTGGTCAAGTTTGTACCAGAGGGTCCAGAGGACGAGGACACCGCAGAACAGGCCACCAAGTACGTAAATCACGTGTTCTACAAGCAGAACGACGGGTTTATGGTGCTATATAACATGTTCCTTGACGCGCTGATGCAGAAGGTTGGCATTGTCAAACACTACTGGGAAGAGGTCGAAAAGACCACCACAGAGTCATATCAGAACCTTACAGAGCAGGAATACTCGCTGCTCCAGCAAGACGACGAGCTAGAAGTTGTAGAGCATGAAGAAACGGTAACGATCACTGAGCAGCCTGATCCGTTCACCGGAGAATTAGTGCAGGTCGAAGAGGTCTTCCACGATGTCACCTTTGCAAGGACATCGATGGAAGGTAAAGTCACCATTGAAAACGTACCACCGGAAGAGTTCCTGATTAACCGTGGTGCCAAGACGTTAGAAGATGCTCGGTTCATTTGCCATCGTTCGCACAAGTCCAAAAGCGAACTGCTCCAGATGGGATTTGATCCGGACGTGGTGGAAGACCTCCCCGGCTACACAGGTGGTGCAGACGATATCACCACCAGCCAAGAGTACATGGCCAGACACTCCTATGACTCCACGGACGTATATCCTAATCAAGCTGCCGCTGACAGCGAAATGGTTGTCCAAGTATACGAGTCCTATGTCAAGCTGGACATGGACGGCAGCGGAATTAGTGTGCTGCATAAAATCTGCCACGCTGGTTCAGAGTTGCTAGACATTGAACCTATCGACTACATCCCGTTCAGCACCGTCTGTCCTATTCCGATTCCGCACAAGTTCTACGGACTGTCTGTGGCAGAAACGGTAGAAGACATTCAGCTGATCCGGTCTACACTGACCAGAAATCTGCTAGACAATATGTACCTGTCCAACAACGGCAGGTTCCAAGTTGTAGAAGGCCAAGTCAACATTGACGACCTGTTGACCAACAGGCCGGGTGGCATTGTCCGTACGCGCAGTCCCAATGCCCTACAGCCGATCCAGACGCCTAGCCTTCAGCCGTACAGCTTCCAGATGCTCCAATACTGGGAAGACATCAAAAGTGGTCGCACTGGTGTTAATCCCAAGACGCAGGGACTTAGCGCAGACGTTCTGAAAACGCACGTAACCACGGGTGCAGTCACCGCTGCACTGACCAATGCCCAAGGACGGCTGGAACTAATAGCTAGGGTTTTTGCAGACACCGGCGTAAGGAATATGTTCAAGTCGATCTACAACCTGATCCAGCGGTACGAAGACCGCAAGAAGGTTGTCCGGCTAAACAATAACTACTTCCAGATTGATCCTGCCAGCTGGCGAGAAGACCTAGACGTAGACATCGAAGTTGGCATTGGCTACGGTGACCAAGATGTCCGTCTACAGAACATCAGCAACTTTGCTAGCCTGATAGAAAAAGTAGGACAGCAGACCCAAGGCATTGTACAGCCGGATAACATCTACAACTTGGTTCGCGAGATAGCCGACGAGATGGGCATCAAGAACGTAGACAAGTTTGTCAGTACGCCGCCCACAGAACCTCCGCCTCCGAGTGCGCAAGAGCAGCTACAACAGGTCCAAGCCCAAGCGATGATGACACAGGCGCAAGCCACGCAGCTTGAAGCAGAGGTCAAGGCAAAAGAACTTGAAATCAAAGCAGCCAAGCTGGAACTTGAGCGAGTAGAGATAGAACACGACATGGCGGTCAAGCGCGAAGAACTAAAGCTCAAAGGCATTGAGCTTGGATTTGAAATGAACTCTGACAAAAACATAAAGGCATAGACATGGCTTACCAGAATAACATTGCTTCTCGCATTATCAGCAGCGAGAATATCACCAGCACAGGCACCAGTGCGCAGAGCGGACGTGCTCCCTTTGGTTGCACCATTGCTCGCATTGCTACCAGTGCTGCTGTTAATATCGTAATCGGACCTAACCCAACTGCCACGGCAGCGGGTACGCGCATTGACCCGGCCGATGCAGCTTACTTTGTGATCAAGGGTGATACCGACCCCAGTGCCACAGATGGAGAAAAGATTGCTAGCATTGGAACGGCCACGGTAAACGTTACGTTCTTGGAGGGATAAATGGCTCGCCAGAACGTCTACGCCTATCGTATCAATTCTAACGAACAGCTCACTTCTTCTGGAACCTCTGTTGCATCTGGTCCTACTCCGTTTGGCTGCAACGTGGCAAGAATCGCGTGTCACGGAGCTTCCGGGTCTCCGCTGACTTTCTTTGAAGTTGGTACAAATCCAACTGCTCTAACAGACGGAACGTCCACGTTTATTCACGATGGAGACGAAAATTATATCACAGTCAGTCCGTCAACGACTCCCGGAGGAACTGACGGTGACAAAATAGCGGCAATTGTTACAAACGGAAGCGCAAACGTATTTATTAGCTGGTTGGAGGGGTAAGTGGCTACTAACAAAAAAATCACAGAGCTTACAGAACTTGAAGAAGCTGATCTGGCCGATGATGATGTTCTGCCAATTGTAGACATCAGTGCAGGCCAGACGTTCAAGGTTCGTAAATCAACCTTGGCCAGTGCGCTGGCTGGTGTTGCCAGCATTGCAGCTACAACTCCGGTAGCCGTAGACCAAGCCACTGGTGCCGTGACTGTCAGCCTAGACACAGTTCCTATAACCAGCGGTGGCACAGGTGCTACCACAGCTGCTGGAGCACGTACCAACCTTGGAGCCATTAGTGATCCCACGGACACACGTGGTGATATTATTACCCGTGGTGCCAGTGCCTTGCAGAAGCTGGGCATCGGCAGTTCAGGAACTGTCCTCAAGTCTGATGGCACAGATGTTGTATACGGCAGCATAGCAACCAGTGAGCTAAGTGGTAACATCGACCTGACCACGCAAGTTACCGGCACTCTTCCGCTGGCCAACGGTGGCACCAATGCAACCACCGCAAGCGGCGCTAGGACCAGCCTTGGCCTAGGCAGCATTGCCACGCAGGACTCCAGCAGTGTTTCGATCACTGGTGGTTCGATTACCGGCGGCTCGATCAGCGGAATTACTGACCTAGCTGTAGCAGACGGTGGCACTGGAGCCAGCGATGCGGCAACCGCTAGGACAAACCTGGGCGTGGCTATCGGCACGGACGTACAGGCGTATGATGCAGACAACGCCGTCACCGATGCAGCACAGACGTTCACGGTGAGCCAGCGTGGAACTATCACTACGGACAATGACTTGTCGTTTGATCAGAACGCCACGAACAACTTCAAATGTACCCCCACCGGCACAGGCACTCTGACGTTCACCAACCACACCGCTGGACAGTCAGGCAACATCTTGCTGGATAACTCTGGCGGTCACGCGATCAGCTTGGCAGCTACGACCAAGGGTGATGCAAACTTGGCGACCACGATCAGCACCGCTGGCACCTACTGGCTGTCGTACTACGACGACGGCACGAACGCCTATGTGGTCACCAGCGCGGTGTTTGCCTGATGTCAATAATCCAAGGCAACTCTAAATCGTCTGCGGCTGGCGGTTACACCATCGACCAGTCGATCCGGTTTAATGACGATGATTCTGCTTATTTAGAATGGTCTGGTTACAGCGGATCACCGACGAGCGGCACTGATTGCACTTTTTCATTTTGGGTAAAGCGTTGCAAATTAGGCGCTACGCAAGTCTGTATCTACGGCGGCGATGCAAGCGGCTCGACCTATGAGGGCATACGGTTTGACTCTGACGACCAGTTTCGAGTTTTCCAAGCAAGCAGTGCCTACGACATAATTACAAGTCAAGTTTTTCGGGACGTTTCGGCGTGGAGTCATTTTGTAGTTGCTTTTGATACAGATAACGGCACCGCTGCTGACAGAATTAAAATCTATCACAACGGATCAAGGATCACTGATTTCAGTCTGGAAACAAACCCGTCATCTGGATATGTCACAAACTTCAACACGGGTGGTGCTGGTGAGGCAATTCAGGTTGGTCGAGAAGGAGGTAATTCACAATTTCTTGACGGCTATCTAGCCGAAATTAACTTTGTAGACGGCCAAGCACTAGACCCAACCAGCTTCGGTGAAACCAACGCTGACACCGGACAGTGGGTGCCGGTGCGTTACACTGGCTCTTATGGAATAAACGGCTATTACATCACAGGCGCTGACAGTGCTGATCTAGGTGCTGACGACAGCGGCAACGGCAACGACTTTACCAGCAGTGGCTTGACTGCGGCTGATCAGACGTTGGATACGCCGACTGATAATTACGCTACGCTTAATCCTCTTCTTAAACACAGCAGTGTAACCCTTGCGGATGGAAACCTAGAAGCCTCTGCCGGCACAAACGGCTGGTTTGGTTCTATTGGTACGGTAGGTATTAAGCTTGGCGATAAGGTTTATTTTGAGGGTAAATGCCTGACCAACACTCGTCTTTATTTTGGCCTGTCCCGTGTAAACGGCAGTGGCGGAACGATCAGACCAGAAAGCGACAGTACCTTTGAGGGTGGACAAAGCGACACAGATTATATGTGGCGTGTCACCGATGCCAACACAGTTTATTACCAGACCACAAACCAAAGCGTTACGGTTTCGGCAGTAGCAGTAAATGATATTGTTGGCTGTTCAGTTGATACTGATGGCACGGTAAAGTTCTATAAGAACGGAACGGAAATACACTCTTTTTCGACGACGCTAGTTGCCGGTGATACGTATATGCCGGTGTATAGCGTAAACGGTGCTACCAGTACCGAAAAATGGGAAGCACGATTTGGCTCAACCGGCATATCGCATCAGCCCACAGGATTTAGCTTGCTGCGAACATCCGATATGGACGACCCAACCATTGCCGATCCTTCGGCGTACTTCCAAATTTCTCTTTGGAATGGCAACGGTTCGACGCAGACTATTACTCAAGATGGCAATAGTACGTTTCAGCCCGGATGGATTTGGTCGAAAGGCAGAAATAACTTACAAGAGCATGTTGTTTTTGACGAAGTGCGTGGCACTACTAAATATCTTAAAGTTTCTCCCGCTGGAACAGAAGGTACACAATCAGGTGTTACCGCATTCAACTCCGATGGATTTGATTTAGGTTCGTGGGCTGTCACAAACGGCAGCGGTCAAACGCACGTTGGGTGGCAGTGGAAAGCTGGTGGCACCAGCGGCAGCAGCAACACTGATGGCAGCATCACGTCAACGGTGTCGGCTGATACGACAAGTGGCTTCAGTATTGCTACATACACAGGAAACGCTACGGTTGGTGCTACAGTCGGACATGGTCTAGGTGTTGCGCCAAAAATGGTTATAGTTAAAAGCCGTTCGAATAGTGAAAACTGGGTTGTTGGTCACGACAGCATGGGCTGGACTAAGGGGATTTATTTGAATTCTACTTCAGCACCATTTACCTTAGACATTTACTGGAATAACACCGCACCTACTTCTTCTGTTGTTGAATTACATGACCATGTAACCACAAATGGTAGTGGCTATACATATGTAATGTATTCGTTTGCAGAAGTAGAAGGCTTTAGCAAATTCGGCAGCTACACCGGCAATGGTTCCACTAATGGTGCATTTATTTATACAGGTTTCAAACCTGCTTTTGTCTTATGGAAACAATACACAAATCTAGGAACAAATTCTTGGGGCATTAGAGACTCGGCCCGTGATCCATATAATGTAGTCGAGTCGGTGCTTAGACCCGACACCTCCGCTGCGGAAACGACAGCATCAAGTGCTTATGCCGATTTTCTTTCAAATGGTTTCAAGCTACGAGCAACTGACGGCTTCGTAAATAAAGCATCATCAAATTATCTATACATGGCATTTGCCGAATCACCGTTCAAAACAGCAACTGCCCGATAGGAGGCACACATGACGACAATCTATAAATGCTGCCACGGGCAGACAATCCGACCGGGCAAGGCGTGGACCGATCAGACCGGCGTGACGCATCCGGCAAGCTGGCACACGTACAGCGCAGAGCGGAAAGCAGAGCTTGGTATTACCGAGATAGTGCAGCAACCTGCGCCGGATAGCCGGTTGTACAACTGGAGTTACAACGACGACGGCACGGTCAACAGCACGGCTAAGTCGCTGGACGACGTAAACGAAGTCGATGAGAACGGCGATCCGATCATGGAAGACGGCGTTCAGGTCGTTACCAAGGGCGTCAAGTCGAACCTGATTGCAGAAGTCAAAGCGCAACAGGGCGCACTGCTTGCCCAGACTGACTGGGCCGTGATCCGCAACGCTGACACTGGTGACGCAATCCCGGCGAACATTGCAACTTGGCGTGCAGCTATCCGGTCCAAGGCCACTGAGATGGAGACGGCTATCACTGCCGCCGCAGACACTGATGCGGTAGCTGCGTTGTTCGTCAGCTACGACGTTGATGGGAACAAGTCTGGCATCCTGTACGACTGGCCTGAGCTTGATTGATGTTTTATTATCTGTCCGTAATTCTGCTACCCCTGATGATGGCCAGTGGTTCTCAAGTAAGTGAAAAGTCAATGACCGGGCCGTTTGAAACAAAAGAACAGTGTGAACTCTATAAGCTCTCTATTGAAAACACTATAACACAAATGCCAAGCGTTGAGTTAATAAAGTCATCCTGTGAACAAAACCTGGCAGTTTGACAAACCTTTGTAATCGTGCTATAATAGGAAAAGGAAGTGAAAGATGACGGTAGAATCCGCCAGCTATATTAGCCAGCTTAACACGGCATACCCGGCAGCTGGCGATAACATCTCCGAAGGAGACGATCATCTCAGGCTAATCAAGTCTGTCCTACAGACCCAGTTTCCTAATCTGTCTACCACAGCTGTAAACCCTACTGCTGCACAGATGAACAAGCTGGGCTTCCAGACCGGCAGTGTTTTGATGTACGCCTCTAATACCATTCCTACCACCCAGACCATCAGCGGTCTTAACGACTTTTTGCTATGCGACGGTAGCTCATATTCTACCACAACGTATTCAGATTTGTACGCCGTGATAGGCACCACCTTTGGCGGATCAGGTTCTAACTTTAACGTACCGGATTATCGCACATATTTTCCCGTAGGTGTGGGTGGCAGCTTTGTGCTAGGAACAGCGGTGAGCGCAAGCGCAGCCACTGGTACAGACACCCTGAAGGTTCAGCCAATTAACTTTATCATAAAGAGCTAACATGGCAATCAACTACAGAGGCGAGCGGTTCTCAGGATATAACAAGCCAAAGAGGACTCCGGGCAAATCCAAGAAGTTTGCCGTGCTTGCAAAGCAGGGAGACAAAGTCAGGCTGGTCAGGTTCGGTGATCCGAATATGTCTATCAAGAAGGACCAGCCAAAACGTCGCAAGAGTTTCAGGGCTAGGCACAAATGTGACACCAGCCCGCCTAGTAAACTAACCGCAAGATATTGGTCTTGCAAAAAATGGTAGGAGACACCATGCCTTACAAAGAACCTTATAAGCAGAAACCCAAACCAAAGAAAAATAAAAAAGGTGGAAACCGTTACTGATGGACTCTAGAGAAAGAGCCAACCAAGCTAGTGCAATTTTGAACAACCCTGTATTCAAAGACACACTAGAACGAATCAGCAATGACTTGATCTCTCAATGGGGCATAGCTGACACTACACAAGAGAGAGAACTATGTTGGATGAAACTTAATGCTTTGCGTTCCATACAGGAAGACCTTGAAGCAACCATCCATAGCGACAAAATTGAAAACACAGAAAGGTAAACAAAATGAGTGAGGCACAGACCAATCCCGAAGGGGAAGTCGAACAGCCAAAGCTTAACATGTTCGATGTCATGTTTGGAAGTGAGGAGACCACCAATCCAGAACAAGCAGTCGAAGAATCTGACGATACGGGAGAGGAGTACGAAGTCGCCGAAGCTGAAACCTTTGATGAGGAAGAAGCGGAGGAAGCTCTCGAATCTGACGAAGTAGAGTACGAGGTAGAAGAACCGGATGCCCAGACGGACACCGCATACACTGTCAAAATCGACGGTGAAGAATTTGAGGTTACTCTTGACGAGCTACGGAACGGATACCAGCGGCAAGCGGACTATACCCGTAAGTCGCAGTCTTTAGCGGAACAGCGTAAAGCCTACGAAGCCAATCTACAGGCCGTTCAAGCAGAGCGTAATCAGTATGCGCAGGTGCTTGAAAGCATGTCAGCTAATCAGAATGCTGAACTACAGCGTTATGAAAACATTAACTGGCAGGAACTCAAAGACAGTGACCCCATGGAATACATGGAGAAACGGTTAGAGTACCAAGAGGCCAAGGAAAAGATTTCTGAACTGAACAACGAGCGTTATCGGGTTCAGCAGCAGAACGAAGCAGAAATGGCCAGTGTGCTACAGGAAAAAATTCAGAACGAAGCTGAACTTCTTGTTAAACAATTGCCAGAGTACGCCGATCCTAATTCTACTCTGAAGAACGACCTGCGCAACTATGGGCTAGGTCTGGGCTTTTCAGAGCAGGAGATAGATGGCATCACCGATCACCGGGTCGTCATGGTTCTACACAAAGCCATGATGCAAGACCAGATGTCGAAAGGTGTTAAAAGGGCCAAACCAGTTCCCAAGGTTGTTAAGTCTGGTACACCGCAGACCAAAGCTCAGAAAGCTAAAAAGTCTGTGCAGGCTAAACGAGAAAGACTAGCGAAAACAGGTAGTGCACGTGATGCTGCGGATGTTTTTCTGGACTTAATCTCATAACCCTATAAGGAGGGACTACACATGGCACAGCCTACTGGTGTTTACGTCACCTTCTCCTCTGCCGGTCTTCGCGAAGACTTGGAGAATGTGATCTACGATATCTCGCCGACTGATACGCCGTTCATGTCAATGGGCGGTCGCATGGACGCGATTGCAGTCAACCACGAATGGCAGACGGATGCTCTTGCGTCGGCTGCTGACAACTTTAACGAAGAGGGCGCGACTCTTACGGCTGCTGAACCAGCTGCTACGACTCGCGTTGGCAACATCTGCCAGATCAGCCTGAAAACCACGCTGGTCTCCGGTACTCTTGACGCCGTTAGCAAAGCGGGTCGTCGGGAAGAACTGGCGTATCAGATGTCCAAGCGTTCCAAGGAACTGAAGCGTGACATGGAACGTGCGATGGTTGGTGTTAATCAGTCCAAAACTGCTATGGCCGCTGACAGCACCGTGCGTAAACTCGGCTCGCTGAGTTCGTGGGTCACGACCAATGCTAGCGTCGGAAGCGGCGGCACGGCAGCTGGGGCTGGCGGTAATGGTACTGCTCGTACTGACGGTACTGCACGTACCTTTACTGAAACTCTGTTGAAAGCGTCGATCCTGTCCGCTTACGACGAAGGCGCTGACATCAAGTATCTGATGATGGCTCCTTCGCAGAAGCAGACTTTCTCCAGCTTCGTTGGTGTTGGTGGAGCGTCGGGCGTTAGCAACTTCAACGACGTTGCTGACCAGCGCATCATTGGCGGCATGGACGTGTACGTCAGCGATTTCGGTGAGATGGCGGTTGTTCCTAACCGCTTCCAGCGTTCTCGCGATGTATGGCTTCTCGATCCGGAATACTACGGCGTGGCTTATCTGCGTCCGTTCTTCCAGCGCGAAGTTGCCAGCACGTCTGACGGCGAACAGCGTGCGATCATCGCCGAGTACACTCTCGTTTGTAAGAACGAGAAGGCGCTCGGTGCGGTCTACGATCTGTCGTAAGCCACAAGGGGGAGGGCCACGTGCTCTCCCCCATTCTAACAAGAGGTTATCATGAACGACCCTATTAAAACCAAGTTTCGCTACGACCACAATGAAGACAAGGTTATCCTCCAGAATGTGCAGGACGTTGAGCCTCTGCTGGAACTTAACAAGAAAGAGATGAACGGCGACTCCATGTACGGCATCGGAGAAAACGCTGCCGGTATGCGAAAGGTTGCCAGCATTCCGTTGGTTGTCATTGAGAAATGGAAGCGTGAACTTGGCGTCGATATCATGAACAAGAATGACTGGCCCAAGATTAAACAACTGCTGAACGATCCTGAGAACAGGTTCCTTCGCACACATGAGAGCCATCTGTAATGAGCCTTTCAACGTACTCAGAGCTGAAGACCAGCGTAGCCAACTACCTGAACAGGGAAGACCTTACCGATGTCATTCCTGATTTCATCACGCTTACTGAGAACCGTTTGAACAGGGAACTGCGCATCCGTGCAAACGTGACTAGGGCGCAGACAACTACCACGTCTGGTACAGCCTTCTATGATCTACCAGACGATCTGATTGAGCTACGGAACATAACCTATGACACCACGTCTTCCAGCTATGCTCTGTCTTATCTATCTCCTGAATCGCTCAGCAGAGAGTATGGCACAACGTCCAGTGGTTTTCCACGGGCCTATACTAACATTGGAAAGACGTTTAAGCTCTCGCCAACTCCAGATGCTGCATATACTGTAAGCATCAACTACTTTGGCAAACTGAACCCACTGTCTGACAGTGTGACCACCAATAACATCTTGGCAGAGTTTCCTGATCTGTATCTGTTTGGTTCTTGCATGGAAGGTGCCATTTATCTGAACGACACAGAGCAGCTACAGCGATTTGGTGGCATCTTTCAGAAAGCCATGGACGATATCAAGAAGTCTGAAGACTCTGCCCGGTACGGTGGCACGGTGATGACCATGAGCGTACAGGGCGATCCCGGCTCGCTTGTGCGCAGGGGTGCCTAGATGCCTACCAACTGGGTAATAGAAAACTTTTGTCTGGTTCAAGAAGAGGGTGGTAACATCCTGATGGAGGACAGTGACCTTGTGTCTCTGCAAGAGTTTGACTCCACCACATGGACTGAACAGACAGCAACTGGCGCTGGTTAATGGCAAAAGAACTTTTCAACGTAGCAGCAACACCACAGAGCGGCTTTTCGCTGAACAAGGACTTGTCACCGTATGACATGCCCCCTACGTTTTTCAGCGATGTTCAGAACGCTCGCTTTCTAGATGGCAAAGCTGGTAAGATACTTGGACACACTTCTGTCCTAGGTACTCCCACCGCTGCTCCCTATTGGGCTATCAGCTGGCTACAGGGTACTACCAACCTGTGGATATATGGTGGCCTGACTGAGCTATATAAGATCAGCGGTGTTACGCACAGCACTGTCACACGGTCAAGCGGGTCTTATACAACCCTTGCCGGAACAGAGAACAACTGGCAGGGCGGTGTACTAGGTGGCGTACTGGTCTGCACCAACGGTCTAGACGTTCCCCAGAGCTTTACCCAAGCTGGCTCACTGTTTACTGATTTGCCTGACTGGCCGTCTACACTGCGTTGTAAGACAATTGTGCCATTTAGAAACCACTTGGTTGCACTGAACCTGACAGACAGCAGCGTTGAAAAACCGTTTACCATCCGGTGGAGCGATGCAATACCTGCCGGTGCAGCTACTAATGGTGCAAACACTTGGAACACTGCCAGCACAGCCAGTGAGTCAGCAGAGACTTCACTGACTGGTACCAAGGGCCACGTGCTCAATGGTCTTCAACTTGGCAACGAGTTGATCATCTACAAAGAAGACAGCATCTACGGCATGAACTACGTGGGTGGTTCGTTCACGTTTAACATTCGCGAGAAGTTCAAAGACACTGGTCTGTTTGCCAAGAACGCTGTGATAGACCTTGGCGATGGCAGTCACGTGATGATGTCTACCAACGACGTGATGGTACATAACGGTAACTCTATCAGGAGTGTTATTGACGACAAGGTCAAGACATTCTTGTTCTCCGAGATCGACTCCACGTACTACTACAAGACGTTCTTGGCACACAACAAGATCAGAAACGAAGTCTGGATTTGCTTCCCACAGACGGGAGCTACTAATGGTTTCCCCAATGCTGCCCTGATCTGGAACTACAGAGAAAACACTTGGACCTTCCGTGACCTTCCTAATGTAAACTTCATTGCCAAGGGTCTGGTCAATCCTGCACTGACCAACACATGGACAGCATCAACCAGCACATGGGAAAACAGTACCTTAGCATGGGCGCAGCAGGAATACAACCCGGCCATTGACTCGCTGCTCATGTGCGGCACAAATGATACAAAGCTGTACTTGGCAGACAGTGGCACCACGTTTGATGGCACTAACTTTATAACGCGACTAGAGCGAGTTGGTTTGTCGGCTGGCCGCACTGATGCAGTTAAGTCGATCACCCGTGTCTATCCTAGGATCGAAGGTACTGGCACGGTGAACATCAGCATTGGCTCTGAGCTACAACCGTTCCAAGGCGTGTCTTATAATGACCCGGTGGCGTTTGAGATAGGCACAGACTCAAAGGTAGACTGTAGGGTGCGTGGCAGGTACATGGCGATCAAGATTGAAAGTCAAGCTGCCAGCCAGTTCAGGTTGTCTGGCTACGCCGTAGAATCAGAGGTTGTGTCTGACCGATGAGCAGAGAGTTTCTACGGTTTGATCCAACGCTTGCGCCAAGTGATCCACAAGACCTTCCTCGTTTTCTGGACGAGATGTTTCAAGAAATCAGAACGGTCCTAGAGCTAGTAAGAGACGGACACCTAGACGTTCAGAACGTAGCGCCAACAAAACCACAACAGGGTGATATACGATATGCTGATGGCACTAACTGGGACCCCGGAAGCGGAGAAGGAATATACTTTTACAACGCCGCTGGAGCATGGACTAAGCTATAAGCTAGTAAATCACAACAGCCATCTGTTGATGAAGAAACTTGGAGAAGGTTTCGAACACATAGAAAAGTCAATAGTAAAAAGCAACTGCTCTGATCTGTATGACGCAGAGGACATTGTAAAAAGAGTTCTGAACAAACAAAGCGACTTATGGGTATCCACGGACTCTGACAATAATACAAAGGGTGTTCTTGTCATAGGCTTTGGAGAGATGCCAAAGGGGCGCATAATCGGGGCAGAAGCTATGGGTGGTAAGTTTGATTTCAACGTGATCACACCTGTGATAGCAGACTACTACAAAAAACTAGGCTTTAAGTTCTTTGAGATGACAGGACGAAAAGGTTGGGAAAAGATAATGGAACCTCTTGGATACGAATTTAAGACGATAACACTGAGAAAGAAGCTGTAAGATGAGTAAAATATTCGGATCACCACCGCCCGTAGTTGTATCTACGCCGTTTCAACAGACCAGCAGTGGCTCGTCTGAGATCAAGCCGTATGCTCCGGTAGAACCGTTTATTGAGCAGCTGCTTCCAGAGGTTCGGGAGACGTTTACACAGGCACCTGAACTGTTCACTGGTTCGTTGGTGCCGGAAGACGCTGCCCAAACGCTGGCAGCTAGGGACATTTATGGACAGGTAGGACAGACAGCTGCTGGCTTAGCTCCTCAGTTTATGCAGCTTGGCCAAGCCGACATCGCCCGTGGATTGGCCGACCCAAGTCAAGACCCTATCTACCAGCAGCAGCTTGGTGTGATTGCACAGCAGGCTAGGGAGATGACTGAGAGAGACAAGCAGCTTGCCCAACAGCAGGCGATCCAAGCTGGTCAGTTTGGTCTAGGCTCTACTGCCCTAGGCGAACTGGAGACCATGCAGCAGCAGAAGCGGGAAGAGCTTGCACAGCGCCAAATGGCCACTGCGCTACAGCAGGCTGAAGCCCGCAGGATTGCAGCTGCGCAGAGAGCACCGGGAGCGGCACAGCAGGCTCTGCAAGCGCAGATGACGCCTGCAACGCTACAGGAAGCGATTGGCAGGGATGTAGAAGCTAGGCAGGCAGCAAGAGCTACAGACGCTGCACGGCTGGCGCAGCAAGACCAAGAGGCCCGCAGAGCACAGCTGGTCACCATGGCCAACCTGTTTGGTGGTCTGGCCGGTCTGGGCAGCAGCACACAGATGCAGCAAACGTCCAGCGGCTTTGGTAGTCAAGGATTTGCTGGCGGAGCAAGTCCGTTCAGTCAGCTGGTCAGTGCTGCCGCCACAGGTGCTAGGTTCTTAGCTTAAGGAGAAAAACAATGGGTGCCTTACTTGGAAGCAATTTTGGAAGCGCTGTAGACCCTTCTAAAGCTAAGTATGATCTTGACACTGGCGAACCAGAAAACTTAGAAGCTCTTAAATTAGACGCAGAGTATGATCCTGAAACAGGAGAGCCGGTAAACGAATCTGCTAAAAAACTAGAACAAATGTTTGAGGAAGAATCAGAAGGCTTTGATCTAAAAAAATATACTGACATTTTAAGTGAAAGTGACTTTGTAAGCTCTGGTAAACCTACGTCAAATCGTCCATTGTTTACACAGCGTCCAGAAAGCGGTCCAAGAGTTCCAACGGGCAGCGTGAGCTACCGACCAACTCAAAGCCCTTACCAAGTACCCAGCTACCTGATGAGTTCAGCGCAGTACAACGAACAGATTTCCAAGATGCTCGGCGGCTTGCTGTCTAGGAGCATCCGCAGCAACCCCATTAAACTTCTGGTGTGAGATAGATTATGGCTGAACAGCGTAATAGCGGACTTTTAAGTCAGGGTACGGGCCTTGATCCGTTTATAAACCGTTTCAAACAGGCGTATGAACAGCAGGGCGCATTGGGCGCTATTGCGCAGGCTGGTGGGGGTCTTCTAGACCTTTTACAGCTGGGCGGCACTATGGCTGTTAACGAGGCTCTTCCAATTCTATATGGTCCAGAAGAGGCAAAGCGACGTCGCTTAGAAATACCATACCTTGAAAGAAGTGCCACGGCCAGAGAAATGGCAGACGTGGTGGCACGATCAGAGGGTCGCCTACCTCCTGTAAGAAGGCAGGATGTTCAAGCCATGCCCGGACCTGCTCCTACAGGCAGGGTTGTTCCCTCTGTAGAACAGCGCGTAGCAGCAGACAGGGCTGAACGTGCAGAACTGGCTAGGCTTGGCCAAGTTGTAACTGCCGCTGCACCAATAGACAGAACAGACGGAAAGACGGGAGCAGAGGTTTATATGCAGGAAGCTGCTCGTCTCAGGGAGGCGGAGAAGCAGCAAGAAGCAGCCGCACTGAAACAAAAAATAGACCGGGATAACGCAACTGGCACCCCCAACATTATGCCGTATGTTTTAGCCGGTGATAATCAAGCACAAAATGCGCGTGAGCGTTCTTTCCTAGAGCGCATGGCTCAATCAGGTCTGTTGTCTACCCTACAGGGCATGGCACGTGCAGAGCGCCAGTACGGCGTTGGTCCTTTGGCTGCGTTCAGTGAGTCTGCTCTGGATGTACAGGCCGCTAGGAGTGCTGCTGAGCAGGAGGCAGCAAAGAGACAGTCTGAGGGAGCAGATCGACAAGCTAAGATACTTGCGGAGCAGATTAAAAAGTCTGGTCCTTCCAAACTTACTGGACCTATAGACAAAAGACTGACTTCGTTTAGAAACAATTCAGAAGCTCTGAACACAATAAACAGATATCTAACAATTCTGACATCTGGTCAGACAGGTGGTATAGCTGGTAAAATGGATTCAGGTATTGACGCTCTTGCCTCTTTGGTTGGCCTAGGCTCTGGTAGTCAGGCGTCCAAAGCTGAAGCAGCCAGATCGTTATTGTTGTCTACAATAAGCAGCCTGAAACAAACTGAAGGCCAGATTTCTAAATATGATTATGAAGAAATCGAAAACTATCTTAAAAAGCCAAATTCTTGGTTTATCAACAACGAAAAAATAGCAAACCAGCTTAGAAATCTAAGGCCAGTAATTCAGAGAACTCTGTCGCAAGATGCAACGCTCATACGAGAATCAGGACGCGATCCGGCAAAATACAGCGGATACGATAATATCAAATTGTCTACTCCCGGCAGGACTATAAACGAATAGGAAAAAACGTGGCTCAAAAGCAAATATACACTTTGTATAACGGCATGGAAGTAAAACTTCCTGTCGGTCTTTCTCAAGACGAAGCTGACAACCTGATTGCCAAAGCTCTTCCGGGAGTTGCGCTGGGTGCTGGTACTTTCTACGATCTTGAAAAAGAGTTTGACATCTCTTCAAGCGTGGACAATGCTGGTCTTCGCTTTGATCTTGCATTGGCCAAAGATAATCCAAAAGAGGCCAAGGCTGTTCTGGACGCCCGTCTGGGCAAAGACGGATGGGGTCTAAGCGATTTTGGTGAGTTTTATGCCAATCCTATCGGTCTTCGTCGTCTCGGTATGGAGCCTAAAGACAACCGAAAAGTTTTGATAGACGGTATAAGCAACAATGTCTACGATCTTGTAGACCTTGTGCCAGAGATTGCCACTGGTGTTGGCGCTTTGGCCGCTGAATTGTTAGTACCAGTGCCGGGAACGGGTGCAGCCGGTGCGGCCGCCGTGGGAGGCTTCCTGTCGTCCTTTACCGCAAGACAATTGGTGGCTAGATCAGTAGCAGCGGGAGCAGGAGATGTAACTGCTAATCTTGGTCTGGAAGCCGTTCAGACATACCGTGGTAATCAATACGAAGACCTTGGTGAAATACTCTCCGATGCTGGAACACAAGGCGCAGTGGTTGCAGCAGCGTCTCTGGGTCTTGGTCTGCCGTTCACGGCTATTGCTCCAGTGGCAGGCAAGATCAAAAACGTAGCAAAAGAGAACATAGACAACGTAACTACGAACCAAGGTATAGCGGTTACCGCTGAGTCTGCAAAACAGGCAAGGCAGGAAGCTGTTGACTTCCTCAGAGCGCAGGGCGTTCCTGAAAATGAAATACAAGACATTGTCCCATTGATCACATTGAAACACCAGCTTGGCGACTCTGGTAACCTGTTTGCCAAGTTTGCTATTGTCTCTGAAGGCGCTGGCGCAAAGAACTTGGCCGATAGTCTTCCGGCAAAGGGTCTGGAGTTTCTGGACAAGATCGACAGTTTCTTCAGGCAGGGACAGGCCGCTGGCAGAAACCCTGCGGAAATTGCAAAACAGCTTAGAGAAACCTTGACCCAAGCAGAGCTACAAACTGCTAAAAACATACAGAAGGAGATTGACACTGCCTATAAGCAGATGTCCAAAACATCTGTGCAGAGAGACAGGGCGGAAATAGGAGACTTGATAGAACTTCAGGCCAACAACCAGTTGCGCTACATGATGAAGAACTTTGACGAGTCTCCTGAGCTATATGCAAGCCCTGATCTAGACCTTGACAATCTGTACAAGACAACGGTAGACGGCGATCTTGTTGCAGACTTGATTAACAAATTGTCCGGGGAGTATTCTAGGGGTGCTGAGGACGTAATAGCTATTCTCAATAAGACCTCTAATGGTTTAGGAGATCGTCTTCAGAAAGTTATAGACATCGAGGACGGATTTGCCGTTGCGAAAAAGGCAGACGAAGCTATTAGTGAACTGGACGACCTGATAACAGAGATTGGTCTGGGGAAAGGTTTTGCAGCCGATCTAGCGGCCTATACTAATAGGTCCTCTAAGGAAGCCAAAGAAGAGATCGCGTCTGTGACTGCCAGAGACCTATACGAGCTTGATCGAGCTATCCGACAGAACATCTACAAAGGCAGGCTGGATCGTAACGGTATAAGAGAGGGCGTCATAGCTTCCAAAGAAATCTTGGACACCATGGACGAGATTGTAAGCCCTGACTTCTCTGCCACTTTCCGCCAAGTCAACGCTGACTATAAAAAGGCAATCGCACCGTTTGCCAAGGGTCTGGGCAAATTTGAAAACAGTACCGCCCAGACAGTTCCAGAGTATGTCAAAGACCTTGTTACCGGACGTAAGACGCAGGTGTTTGCTGAGCTTGTAGAAACCCTAGACGACATGCTGACTGGCATTGAAAAGGCTGGTGGCAAAGCTGCCAACGTTATGAGCGCAGACGAGGTCTTGGGGGAAGTTGCCACCCAGTACATGCGGTATCATAGAGACAGGTTTAATCTCACTAGGGCAAGCCTAGACACAGACGATATCCCTACGCTGCGTCAGAATGCCAGAGAAGCCCTCAAACAGATTGACGATCTGAAAAACAGAGAGACAACTCCCAGAGCTAAGAAGGCATTTAACAGGCTGTTTAACAACCAAGCGTTTACAGAGTACAGGAAAGCTCTAGAAAGCCTGTCTAAGGGCAATGTACGCGCAGCGGAAAAGCTCAAGATGCAGCTGAGCTACGAAGAGGCTGGTCAGTTTGTAGACAACATTGCCAAACTTGGTCGCAACCTGAGAGACGCTGATCTGGATACAGCTGTTGAGCAGTACCGGGCTATCAAGGCCATTGAGCCAAGAGGCACCGACTTTTATAACCTGATGCTCTACTCTGAGATTTTTGATCGCGTTAAGAAGATAGCGGGACAGAACCCCCAGACGAGAAACCAAGCTCTTAAAGCATGGGCCGACGATATCGTTGCTGCCAATAACGTATCTCCGGCTGCGCTGAAAGAGCTTCTGGGCAGCGGCAAGGAGGGGACCAAAGACCTGTACAAGCCGCTTATGCAGATGGCCAATGTGATACAGGGTGGCTTCAACCTTGATCCCACGGCTGGTGCTATCAGTGCAGCGGGACAGCCTCTGATGGGCATACGTGGTCTGATAAACTTCTCAGCTGGAGCAGCATTGAAACCAGTTGTGTTCATGGGGATGCTCAAGTCGTATGCCCCCGGTGGTCGCTCTTGGAAGGCTGTTAATGCTGCGATCAATGGTGGAGAGAGCATAGAGCAGGTGGCCAAAAACTCAAAACTGAACAAGAATGCTCAAGTTGCCTTGAAAGCTGCAAACGCAGGCGCAGCCAAGATACTGGCAGGGAGAGATGGTCTGTTCGCAGCGTCGGTAGCAGCGTACATGAACGAGGCTGACGAAAGGCTACCAAACGAAAACACGCCGGTAGTTCCTGTCAGACAGCGGACTGGGGCAGAGGCTGAGGCAGAGAGACAGGCTGAACAGCAGCAGCAACAGTCGGCTCTGTCTGCCGACACTGGTATAGCTGCAATACAGCAGATTGCCAGCATGTTACAGCCGCAGCAGATACAAGGTGTAGGCACCTCCGGTCTTGAAGAGGGTGCTCAGATAGCAAGGAGTGCGGCCTGATGGTAGATTTTTTCAAGGAGTTTAACCAAGCTGCCCAGAAACAAGGCGCTGCGCCTGTAGTAGACTACGCCAAAGAGCAGGCCATGAAAGGCGCTGCTGGTCTTGCTGCCATGGGCGCTGCTGCCGCTCTTGGTCCGGAGAACATAGAGGAAATCCGACAGACAGGCAGGGACATAGACGACAGGTTTGGTCCTGACATACGATTGATGCGCGATCAGCTGCCAGAGGGCATGTCTCTGTCCGCACAGCCCAACTACCTAGACCCAATGGCCACCACTGTAACACCTAGCGTAGACCTGTCCGCTATCAGTCCCTATCTGCAAGGCCAAGCGCAGGCAACCATGGGCCAAGGTGGGCTACTTGGTTACAACATTGACGCACAGGTGCCAATGGGTGACTTTACCGGCACACTGAACTATGGCCCACAAGGTGGTACAATGGGTGTCAACTATGCGCAAGATGGTTTCAGTGCTTCTGTTAATGCTCCTGTGCCTGAGCGAACCGCTAGCGTTAAAGGCTTGCTCGACAACATCACCGCAGGCTTCCGGTATACAAGCAGGTTCTAAGATGCAAGAGATTTTCAAAATGCTTGAGCAGATGCGCCGAGAGAACTACGGTGAGCCTATGCCCGCTAATCCTGCCGGTCTTCTTGGAGCGTCTCCTGCCCAAGCTGCGTCATCTTCTCCCGACCCGTTGCAGTCAATTATAAACAGGACTCTACAGGAAGAGGGAGGATTTCAAAATAGAAAAGATGATAGGGGTAATTTTATAAATGGCCGTCTTGTCGGAACTAAATACGGAATAACTCCAAAAGCATGGGCAGAACATACAGGAATGCCTGCCAAAGACATAACGGAAGATACAATCAAAGGCTTAAACCTAGACCAAGCTCAGGAGTTTTACAGGAGTAAGGCCCAAAAAGAATTTAAGTTAGACAGGTATCCCGAAAACCTCCGGCCTCAGATTTTCGACATTATGACTAATTTTGGGTACACTGGCGGAATGAAAGTTTTACAAAGAGCCGCTGGAGTAGAGAAGGACGGCAGGTACGGTCCTAAGACAGCAGAGGCAATTAAAAATTTGTCTAATTCTAAACTTGCACAAGCTAGGTGGGACAGTTATTCAAAAGAACTAAAGAAAAAAAATCCGGGATGGAAGACGAGAACATTTAGTTTTGCGGTAGATTAAAATGGAAGGCGGTATCGACATACGGCTGGTGGTCACCATTGCCGGTATCCTGTTCAGCGTGGCAGGAGCCAGTGCGGTGGCCAAGATGCAGATCAAGGACATCATTGAAAAGATGGCCGACATGGAGAAGCGTCTGCGCCAGATGGACTCACGTGGTGACAAGTTGGTCACAGCCACGGAGACACAGGAACAGAGAATCAGTGTATTGGCAAAGATGGCCAGCCCTGAGAACCTGCGCAGAGATCACATGCAATTAGCAGAACTTTTGACCACAGTCAAGCAACTTGAAAAATCTTATGACCGACTTTATTCCATGCACAATGGCAAACATCCGCCTGTATCAGACGTAAGAAAGGCAGACTGATGGGTATACCCTTTGAACTGATCACCATGCTAGGCTCTGGGCTGCTGTCCGGGGTAATGACACTGTGGAGCCAGAACCAGAAGGCCAAGCAGGACGCATTCAACAGGGCCATAGATGGTCTTGCTGCGCAGTCACAGGCCACGGACTTGGCCCGCAGGTACGAGAACAAAGGCTTCCAAGTTACCCGCAGGATCATTGCCCTGATGGCTGTGTTTGCTGTGATTGTCTGGCCAAAGGTGGTGGCAGTGTTCTGGCCTGAGATACCTGTCAACGTTGGCTACACTGAGTTTAATCCCGGTGCGCTGTTTGGTATTTTTGAGGGATCAGAAGAGATCAAGTGGCAGAGCCTGAAAGGCTTGGTCCTGACACCGCTGGATACACATTTGCTCAGCGCGATCATCGGGCTGTACTTTGGTGCTTCAATGGTAAAGAATGCGAGATAAAAATGTTTGGATATAACCCATATGGATATGGTCTGCTGTCTCAGATGCCCATGCAGCAGGCTCCGCAAATCGTTCAGCAACCGCTGCTGAGTGCTGCCCGTGGCATAGGATCGTCCTTGCCAGACTACGCTACGCAACAGCTTCCACAAAATACTCCGGTTCAGAGCACCCTTCTTGGGCCTATCTTTGCAGCGATGCCGCAAATTATGCAAAACTTGCCAGACCTTCCCAGAGGCGGGCTTCTTGGGCTAGCTATAAATGCTCTTAAAGATGAGATAGCAAGGAGGGGCTAACCGTTGGCCCCCCACGGGTGTATTACGGCACCACCCGATAGTCAGCTAAGTTCTATCTGCCTAGCCTTCTTTTCTTCCGGTACTTCCCGTACCAGTTTGATGCGCAGGATACCGTCGTTCAGACCAGCATCCTGTACATTTACATGCTCGCCCAATAGAAACAGCTTCTTGAACGGGCGGAACGCAATGCCTCCATATATAATCTCGGCATCCTTGTCTTCATGTTTGACACCGTTGGACGTAACAGACAGAATGTCTTCCTTTACGTGAACGGAAATGTCCTCCTTCTTAAATCCGGCAACGGCCATGGTGATCTCATAGCTGTCTTCCCCCAGCTTTACAACGCTGTGCGGTGGGAAGTTCTGGTTGCCTGACATTACTTCTGCAACCTTGTGCATATTGTCAAACAGGCGCTCAAATCCAAGAGCAGAGTCCGATATGGACGGGAACATAATAGTCATTTGTTTCTCCCAATTGGCAAGAATTAGAGGCCCAGGATTGGCACCTCAAAAAAAGTATACCACAAAACCATAGGTTTGTCTACCTAAATGGTGGACCCCATGCCCAGCCGGTCAGGCTATATCGCACACCTTTGATAACAGGCTGTACCCTGTGGTAGTAGTAAGACGGGAAGATCACGATCTTGCCTGCTCTTCTCAAGGCAGGCTCAGGGATCACGCGCTTCCTGTACGGAGCACTGGGAGACCCCCAGCTGAACTGAAAGTCTCCCCCTTCGTAGTCTTCATTGAGCACAACGTTGAACGTCAGCTTGCGGCATTTGTTCCCCGGCTGCACATCGTGGTGCCACCCGTACCTCTCCTGCATAGTGTACTTGCTCAGCTGTAGGTTCTCTAGCTCGGTCAGGTCAAACAGCCAACCCATCTCAAAGTTGGCCGTCTGAACCCAATCAAAGACAATCGACCTGAACTTCTCGTCTTCCAAGGCATAGATGGAATTGTTTCTGATCTGTGTCTTTGTCTGACCGTCTAGCACCTGTGCCTCCTGCTCTTCGAAGTTCTGGCTCAGCTGCATAACAGCTTTGCAGAACTCCTCCGGCATGTCAGGCACTGAGCCACCAGAGTAGTAGATGTCACCGTACATTCTTACCAGCTTCCCTGATCTGGTCTAGTGTACGCCCACAGCCTGTGCAGTAGGTCTTTGTCTGATCCAGCTTGCACTGCTTCTTACACACCGCAACTTCCTCCATGTCCGGTGATGTCACAGATGTCGTGGGTTTCAATTGACTCTTCAAACTCTTCTCCAAGTTTATCGGCAGCTTCAGTGTAAGGCACACTGCTAAGAGGCTGTCCCCCTCTGCATCCGTCCGGATACACGGTGAAACCACGCAGCCTGTGAGCATAGCTGGCAAGAGCATCGGCAAAATCATCGACCGTATCTTCATTGTTCAGCTTGCTCCCCCACTGGGGCAGATTGATCGTGCTACTGATAGACATATCTACGTAGTCTTGGACATCTGCTTGAAACTTCAACCTGCGCCGGTAGTCCTCGGCCAAGTCCAGTGCGGACTCGATGTTGTCAGGCTTGACACCGTACAGGTCAATGATCTCTTGCGCTGCGCTGTCTACAACGTACTGGTAGTGCCACTTGTTTCCGCCCTTCAAATATCTGCGCTTGTACGCCACGGCAAAGATAGGCTCCACACCAGTGCTAGTGCCAGCAAGAATGCCAATGCTGCCAGTAGGGGCAATAGCCCGATTAGCAACAGGACGACTAATTGAAAGCAGGTCAGCCATTGTACGGCTAGTGTCGTCGCTGATGCCTTGATAGACAGCCAGCCACTTATGAAGCTCGTCGGTAACTTCATACTTACTTCCCTTTTTGATCAGCCATTCGTGCATACCCATCAGGCCAAGGCCCAGCCTGCGGTTCTTTTCGCGCGTCTTATAGACAGCCTCATAGGGCAGCTTGGCTTTCAACGTGCCGCAGATCAGGAACTTGGTTGCCAACTCTACGATCTGACTGAACTCTTTCAGATCGTCAACGCGACCAAGGTTGATACTACCAAGATTGCACACGTCACTGTCGTCAGCACTTGTGACCTCTGTGCAGGCGTTACGTAGGGTCTCGTTCTCCTTGTCGAAGAAGTTGAAACTGAATCCCGGCTCAGCTGTTCTAAGAGCTTGACGTACATTAGTCCTAAAGACATCCCCAACTTCTCCGGTCTTCCAGTAGTTCAACAGCCACTCTGTGTCATAGTTGACACTGATGTTAGTCATGTCCAGCGGTGCATGGAAGTTAAAGTCCTGCTCCTTGACTTGACCAACACTGAACCCAGTTGATCCTACCGGCATGTCGTACCAGTTCTTGCTGGCCAAGAACGTCTCCACGTCCCTGTGCTTCCAGTTCAGGCTGGCATAGATGGCAGACCTGCGGCTCCCTCCCTGCATGACCCTGCGTCCGATCTCGTTGATCATCTGCATCTTGGGGATAGGACCACTGGCCAGCCCACCCGTCTTGCTCAGACCAGAACCCTCCGGACGATACACCGAGTAGTCAATACCGATACCACCGCCCGTCATCAGACAGGACTCGGACTTCCAGCTAAGGTTTGCCCAGTCCTCCCGACTGTCCTCCTCTGCCCGGAGCAGGTAGCAGTTGTTAAAGAACTTGTTTGGTCTCCCAGCATAGTACAGGTAGCGACCACCGGGGATAAACTTCAAGTCCCGGATGATCTCTGTCAGTGCTTCCACCTCGTCGTCTTTCAGCACCCCCTTGCAGACATCCTCTGCCAGCGTCTTGGCCAAGTCGGACCACGTGTAGCAGCTTTGGTGTGCGTACTTCTGTTTGAAGATGTCCTCGCTGAACTTGCTACGGAACATCGGATTTTCATTGCTCTTAAAAGTCATTGCAGTCCACCGGCCTCAAGTTGAATTTATCTAGGTTGTCTTCTACGTACTCACGGAAGAAGTCTAACAGTGTGAGCGAGTCAATGTCAAGCAAGTCAATGATCTGCTCACAGCTGTACGCATCCGCTATGTCTCTCAGCTGTTCTTCAGAAAGTATGGCCACTGGCATTCTCCCCCGGCTCCACAAGGAACACCGGGCGTCCAGACCTGAACTTGGTCTCAAACTTCTCCCAGCACGTGTGCTTGTGAGAACAATATGAACAATTGACGCCCAGCTTCTTGCCTCCGCTAGGTCGGTCATGTACCGGCTCAAAAGCCCGCTCAGGCGGTTCTGGCTGCGATACGGCCTTCTTGATCTCTGCGATCTTCATCTCCGTGTTCTCCAGCTGGGAGTGCGTATACGTGGCAAGCTCTCCGCTGGACTTGTCAAAGGCCAAGAACGTACCACGGGTCTTGCCTAGTGCGTTACCATAGCCGCTGATCTGGCTGATATACCCAAAGGCATCGTCATCGGGCAGTGTACCGTTCTTGAACTTCTTCATGCTGTACGACGAGGCGGACTTGATATCGACCAACTCGTCGTCTATGAAGCAGTCGATATGCCCCTTGATCCCATCGACCTCGATCTCTGCTTGCTGGTTCGAGACATGATGACCAGCTTCTTTAGCAAGGTAGATCAACAGTGCCTCAACGATGTCACCGATCATGAACTTCAACCGGGTCTGTGGGCTGAAGTCTTCTGCTTGATCGTCGCCGTTGATGTCGTACCACAGAGAGCGAGAACACGGCTTGCCAATGTTAGACATCCGCAGCCTTGGCTTGGACTCTGCCGTCCCCATCCACAGTTGTCTCCGCACTGCGTCCATCACCGTGCTGCCTAGGGCGAACAACGCCTCTTGGTCTGGATTCTTGGTTCCTTGGTCTACCAGCTGATAGATGTCATCTACCAGTGTGTCAATTGTCTTCGTCATATTTCACCTTTACAATGTTTTTGTGACGCTTTGCTTTTCCGTTCTTAACCTTACTGAGTTCAGATTGATTGTACCCATGACACTCAGCGAACTCTCTCATGGACATGTCCGTGACCCTGTGTTGAACACCGTTGTCATAAGTGATGGTAAACGGTCCTAGGTACTTTGGGTTGTTGATGCCCCGCAGCTTGTCCCTGAACTCTTCGCCATAACTCTTGACTGGTCTGAAGAAACGCTTGCCACCGATGTTCTTGTTATAGAAGTTATCGTCTTCAAGAACATTCAGATCGACCTGCATCTTCATCTCGTTGTAGTACAGGTCACGCTTGTTTCTACATAACAACAAAATTGCAAAGGTGAACTGCTTCTTTCCAAGTTTGGCTATCAATGGTGCCAACTCCTTGGAACTTGAGCTATAGTACCTCCAGTTGCTCTCCGTTGTACGCTTTCCCCGACTGGTTCTGTATAGGTGCTTGCATCCTATGTAGCTTTTGCCTGACTCCTTGTGGGTGATGCGGTAGACAAATCCAAAATGGTCTCCCGGATTGAACTCGCCTACCGCATCTATGTCCCAATGTCCGTACTTAGAACGGGACATCGTCGTTCAGATCATCCTTCTTGGTATCTTTACCGAAAGACTGATCGCTGTTGTCTCCCACGTACTCAATGGGATCAGTGATCTTCACAGCGTTCAGGAACGTGGTAACGCCCGTGCCGTACTTATTGTTGTACGGCTTCTGGCTCACGCGCACAGCTGCTTTTGATCCGTTAGACAACATCCGTGGGCCTGTGTAGTCCTTGCCGTCAGCATCGAACAGCTTAGGCTCATAGTTGCTCTTCAGCTGGACATAGGGCAGGCCATCCATCTTGCCCTCCTCCTGCTTGACGTTCAAGCCTAGCTTACGGGCTTGGGCAAGCTGGTCTCCCTCCAAGGCCAAGGCAACCGAGTAGCGGTCGAACTTGTCTTTCACGTCGAACAGATAGGGGAAGTACATGATTCCTTCGAGGTAGTGTTGTGCATTAGCAGGCATTAATGTATCTCGCTCCAGTTGTTTCCGATTTGTACGTCGCAGTCTAGCTGGCAACGTAGTTTGTACGCCTTGTTGACCTGACGTATAGATAGTATAACACAATCTCTGGCAAGGTCAACATCTTTAGCATCACTTTCTATAACTAATTCGTCATGCACCATGGCTACGATCTTGGCATCTGCTTGTCTCCTTCTCAGGTGATAATCAACGTACATAAACCACTTCTTCATCAGGACGGCGCTAGAGCCTTGGATCAGGGTGTTCAGGCTGGCGTGTCCTGATCTGACCCTGAGAACTCTGCCGTCTAGTCCTTTCAGCTTGCCGACTGATTCTCCCTTGTGTATGACCGCTTCGCTCAGCCTCTTATATGCTGGCATGTTTGCCATAAATCGCGCCCTAAGTTGAGCACCATCTTTGGCAGAGCCGTTGACCACCGCTCCGATCTTTGCGTCTCCTGCTCCATAGAGAAGCGCATAGATGAACGTCTTAGCTTGGTCTCTAGTCTCCAGACCAGCCATCTGTTGGTTAGCAGTATGTACATCGCCCTCAAGTATTTCACGTGTGAACCTCTCATCATCCATATAGTGTGCCAGCACCCGTAGCTCTAGGCCAGCTGCGTCTGTGTCTAGCAGCTTCCTGCCCTGCGGGGCTTCGAACAACTCTCTACAATCTTTGCCATACTCCACGCGCACAGCTGGAACCTGTTGCAGGTTGGGACTGACGCAACTCATACGGTTAGTGATAGCCCCTAGTGTGCGATACCTGCAATGCACCCTAGACTCCGCTGAGCAGGCTTCGATCCATGCCTTGACCAGTGCAGACCGCTTCTGTAGCAGAAAGTATCTGGCCAGCTTCTGTGCCACGGGCAGACTGCACTTGGATAGTGTCTTCTCGTCTACCTTTGCCCTGCCGCTGGGCGTTAGCTCCGTGGGTTTCCAACCTAGCTCGATCAGGCGCTCTGCGATCTGCTGTCTGCTTGCCGGGTTGAACTCCGTGACCTTGTCCTTCAGACGCTTGCCCGTCTTCTCCGAGTATCTCTCCTGTACAATCGGTGGGAACATGCTGACGCACTCGGCTGCGATCCGGTCCTGTTCAAGCGCCAGCCTGTTATAAAGCTCAACGGCCTTGTGCTTGTTCAGACCAAAACCATTGCCGCTCACCCGGTCAGCAACGATGCGCATCCTGTGCTCGTCCCTGATCGACTGTTCGCTGAACTCGTCCTCCATCTCTGCCCATAGTGTCCAATGCAGGTGCATACATACCTTCACGTCTTGGATGCAGTAGTCTCGCATCTCATCCGTGTACCTGCTAAAGTCCCCACTGAACTCGGCCTTGTGTTTGCCTAGGCGTTTGCCCCATGCGTCAAGGCTGTGCCCTCCCTCCCGTGACGGGTTCTCCATCATGGACAGGACCAGTGTGTCCACCATCTGGTCGAACTTCAGCCGGACACCCCATAGCTTGGCCAGCACAGGGAAGTCAAAGCTCAGCCCGTTGTGCGCAACCACCTCTTGGAACTTATCAAGATAGTCCTGTAGACCGTCGGCCTGTGTCCAGACCCTGATGCCAACATCCGAGTCAAAGGTGACCACGCAGTGTATCACACTGGCATCAAGGCTGTCGGTCTCTATGTCTAGGTAGCAGGCTCTCACAGGTACTTCCAGCTGACAGGAAACTCTGTGGCACACGTTTCTGATATCTTCAATGCTACCTCTCTGGTCTCTTGCTGGGCGTCTGGTGCCAGCCTGAGCTTGCAGACCCGGCTGAAGGCGTACAGGCTACCAGTCCAGTACCACTCGGTATACATGGACTGCGGCAGCACGGCACGTGCCTGCTCAGGACAGACGCCAAGCTCTATCATGTTGTCATACGTGGTCACAGCGGTGCGCACGGCTTCGTCGTACATCTTGCTGACCAGCTTAGGGCTTTGCACGGCTTGATCCGTTGATCCCTGCTTCTTGTCGTCAGCTGCCTTGCGCCATTTGTCCGGGCTGTAACAGCTGGGCTGCTCACTGACATACCTGCGGCTGACCTCGTTCCAGACCAGACCAACTTGGTGCTTGGCCAGCTGTCTGGCAACGAACACAGGCGCTTTGATATGGAACTGCAAACTGGTGTGGGCAAAGGGGGACCAGTGCTGATGGTCTGCCAAGTACTTGATCAGCCGTTCGTCTCCCGGCTCCATCTGTAGGTGTACCTTGCTGAAGCTCACGCGAGCAGCATTGACCACGCTCAGGTCGCTGCCCATCTTGTCTATCAATCCTACCTGTATCATCCTTGTCCTCGCTGCTTTTTCTTCATGCCATAGAATGGCGAACGCTTGCCTATCTTTTTCTTATGGTTGAACGGCCTAGGCTTGCGACGACGTTTGACCTTGGTCCTTGGGGTGTAGTTGTTCTCTGCTCTCTTGGCCATCAAAACTCATCCTGTTGGTGCGTTACATTTAGTCTACCAGATGTCTTGTCATAGAACAAGCGGTCACATGCTCCCACGTCTCCGGTGTACCTGCACTTCAGAACCCGCAGCGTCGTGGTGTTGCATTCTACCACATCGTCGCTCTGGGTGTTACGCTCTAGGCTGATCACCGTGTCACTGATCTGGGCGATGCCATGGCTACCACGCAGGTGACCAAGGTTGACCTCCACGCCTTCTTCGTGAGACCTGTCGCTGCCTAACCTGCGCAGGTGTGTAACCAAATGGATCGAACATCCTGTCTCCTCTGTGACCTGTCTGAGCAGTGTCATGGTACGGTCTATGGCCTTGCGCTCGTCCGTGATCTCCAGACCACTGACCAAGATGCTCAGGTGGTCTATGAAGATGGTAGAGCAGTCTAGGCCTTGCACCATGTACCGCACCCGGTCTAGCAGGTCGTCCATCTCTAGGCTACCAAAATGGTCGTAGATGAACACCCTGCCAGTACCCAGAGTACAGTCAAAGTATTCTCTGATCTGTTCTTTAGAATACTTACTGAATACTTCGTTCAGATGCAGTCTATCACTTGCTTCTACCGCCAAGATACCACGCCGTGTGCGGTCCACCGACTCTTCCAAGGCAATGATCCCGATGTTTTCATCGGTGTTCTTCAGCAGGTAGTGCTGTAGCTCGCGCAGGATACTGCTCTTGCCCACGCCTGTACCAGCTGCCCATGTGACGATCTCCCTGCTCCGGGTTCCCAGCGTCTTGGACTGTAGCTGTGGCCAAGGGAAGTCAACGCTGGCCAAGTTCTGCTCAGACCACAGCCCGTCGAAATCGGTAGCTGCGTTCTTGATCCCTGCCGGGGTGTAGCAGCTGGCGTTTTTCAGGCTGGCCAAGAACAGGTCTTCCTTGTCCTGTCCGCTGTACTCGCAGGCGTCCTTCAGGTCTAGGCTGACAATAAACGCCTTACCCGGCCTGAGCAGTTTGGCGCACTGCTCCGCTGACTCCTGCGCCCTAGGCTCGTTGTCAAAGCAGATGAACACCCGGTTGAACGTCTCCAGTAGCTCTAGGTTGTTCTTAAAGTCCCTAGCTGCGCTGGCTTGGCCGCTCTTGATGCTCAGGGCGTTGACAATGGGCTGACCCCGTCTGGTTATGGTCTGGGCGTTGTTAGGTATCCCGTTGGCCATCTGGAACGCTGCCAGTGCGTCTGCCTCGCCCTCTGTTACGATAATAGTCTTGGACTTCTGGCCAACTGTCTTGTTCAGTGTGTGCGTCCCAAATAGCGTGCAATTTTTGAAGTCTCCATCTGTGCTGAATTGTTTACCCTTGTGCCTGATCTTCTTGGCTACCGCCAGACCGTCTTGGTCATGGTAGGGGAAGACCACGGCCATGTCGTTTGCAGTTACGTTGTAGTAGTCTGTAACTGCTTGGCTGATCTTGCGATCTGCCCATGGTTTGTCAGGTCCAGTGTCCTTTGGAACGTATTCTACCACGTTGTCTACCTCCTGATCTCTGGTGACCTGCTCACAGCTGAAGCAGTAGGTATGCCCATCGTCGTACATGGTCAGGGCATCGCTGCTTCCGCAGTCTGGACAAGGCTGGTGCGTCTTGACCGCCTTGGAACCTTCGTGTTCTTCTAAGATCAATGTACGCTCTCCTCTTCTAACTCTATCTCGTACTCTGGTGACTGGTCTAGGTACATCTTGAACTCTTCAAGCGCCATCATGACAAAGTAGGTGGGCGTTCGCTGGTTGATCTCGGCCATCTGGACCACCCAGTCTATCACGTTAGAGTCCAGTCCCTCCCTGATCAGTGCGTCGAAGTATGCGTCTTGTATGTAGTCTTCCATTAACCTCTCCAGATTGAGTAGCAGACGGCTACCAGCACAGTACCTGCGACAGACAAGGCAATGACCTCAGCCCCAGTCAGGGCGTTTAATATCTGCACGTGACATCTCCCCTGCTAACGCTGCATAGCCGCACATGTCTATGAAACTGTCGTCCTTGAAGGCATGGATGCACCGGGCCACCTTGACCAGCAGCATCATCATTGCCACATCTGTGGGCGTCAGTTTGATCTCATGGTCTAGGTAATTGTTCCAGAACTCGGCGATGCGCATATGGTTCAGATATGCGTCGCCGTAGTCCTCCTTCCTGTCGCCGTTGATCAGTTCGCCTGCCTTGGCTAGTACATCGTCACGCTTCATCAGTACCCTCCATCTGGTCTTTGAAATGTCTGAGACGCGCAGCTGCATCGCACAGCTTTGAGTAGTCAGACATAAACATATCGCCGTCGCACTCCCACATCATCTGCACAGGGCCGTTTACCATCGGCACCAGTCGCTTGAGAAACTCCTCGGCGGTGATCTCTTCGTCGTAGCTCCATTTGTACGTCTTCATGCTGCTTCCCTTTCTTTTAAGATTCCCAATCGTGCCTGTTCGAGATATCTTACAAAGTCCAACTCGGGCGGTTCACTAAACTTCCATTTGGCCATATATGACTTCTCCTTGATGTAGTAGGTTCTATATGCTACCACGGCATCGTCGTCTTTGCAATAGTCGGGCATACACTGAGGCGGATCAGTGAACTTACCGCCCTTCAATCCATGCGGTAAATTTTTCAATGCCCAGAATATCCCACTGCTCTCGGTCTTGTGCGTCTTGCCGTACCTGAACGTGTACTCCTGAAGCAGGTTGCTAAGAAGCTGCCATAACCACTGGTAATTACTGCGGTTCTCCCTAGCCCAGACAGCACTGGGGTGGTTCTTATGGGTGGCCTTGTAGCAATTGATACTAGGGACACCGTCGATCTCATGGTGAGCAGTGCTGAGCAGCTGTGCGTACTCCAAGATCATCTTGACCACGTGCTTGTCACAGTGCATGGCAGCGCAACGCTGGGGGTCTCTGTCTAGGTAGAATATATTCATTCCTCTTCCTCTATGATTTCGTCGTAGTATCCCATGGGGGTCAGGTTGTCGGTTTTCCAGTCGTTGTCCATGACTTCCTTGGCGTCCCAGTACGGCATCCGGCGACGTTTGCCAGACACAGGCAATAGGGAAGCAATGGTGAAACAATTAGGCTTATCCATGAAAAACGATTCCGATCTCTGAATTTTGATTATTATCTGTCTTTTTCGTGCTAAACTTATTGTCTTTGGTCATCTGGTCTCCGTTTGATGTTCTGCTCTATTAGTATAGCACGTCCAAGGATCATTGCAAGCAAGCTGGCCAGTATGTTCAATAGCTCTCCCCCGGCAGGTTATCTAGGATATCCGGGTCGTAGAACACCCGGTCCACCTCTTGGTGACAGGTGCCGCACAGGTCGTCCTCTGCGGATTGGTACGGCGACAACTCTGTGTCACATATTGCGCAACGTGGCATTTAGTCCTCCTTGACGTTGACTGGATAGACACCCAGCTGGTTCAGTTTGGCAATCATGTTCGAGTGATCCATCAGCAGGTGGACCAATTGGTCTCGCCTGAGCTGGACGTTTTTACCTCTGCCCTTGTCTGCGAACAGGTGGGCATCGTGGAACTCTTGGTCCGTGGTGTGTAAGACAATCTGCATGCGGTCTCCAATTGTTAACAATCTTGTTATAACTAAGTGTTATAAACACTATGTCTATAACACTAGGTTATAACAATATTGTATATAGTACGGTTCGTCTGAATTTCAAGGGGTGCGACAAAATATTTTTTTCATTGTGCGTCTTCCTCTTTCCTCCGTAGGTCATGGTCTATCAATTCCAGCTGTCTGCGTAGGTCTACCTTGCGTTCAAGGTTGCACTGCATGCAGTAGTATATGTCTTCCCAACCTTGCCTAATAATGTATTCAATTGGGCCTTGTTTGCAGCGTTTACATTTCACGTGTCTTACTCCTTAGTGCTTGGGATAGCTAACTAGTGGGATTGTCTGGTCCCAACAGGCGCGACAATCGCCGCAGTTATTGCCCTGTGTCCGGGCGGGGCAGGCGTAGCCCTTAGGTGCGGCCGTGTACACTTGCGAGCCATTGATACCCTGTGGCTTGTCTCCATCCAGTTTAGAGGCTGATACGCGCACATTAAGATTGTCTGGCATGGTGTTTCCAGCGGCGATCCAGTCGGCTACCATGCGTCGCTCTTGTGTCGGCAACCAGTACCGTATCGACGGGGTAAGACGTGCGATCTCGGCGATAGCGTCTAGCATATCGATCGATTGTAGATCGCCGCTATCGAACCAGCGATGGTATCCGTCTACGTTGTAGCGTTCAATCTGGAATACCATACTGGCAACCCATTGGTCGCGAGGGGTAGACTGCCACCGGGCGAGGTTGTCTTTCCAGCCTTGATCGACGCTCGGCCGTATCTTTTGCAGCCGGCGAGCGTAGCAGCTGGCGCATGGGGTACCGGCAATCTTGGCCAATTTAGACCCCGTGATACAAGCGAATGCATCGATGGCAAACGTGGTACCGGGCATTTTAGTGTTGCCGGTACTGATCTTCCCGGCTTGTCTGGCGTCTTTTACTTTCATGGGTTTTTCCCTACAGGTTAACACATTGGAACGGGTGACCATTGCTGGCCACCCGCTCGGACGTGTTAACCGGCGAAGTTCCATCTGTTGTGGTGTTTGATATAAATTGTCCGCAACCCGAAACTTACCTTAAAAAATACCTTTCCCTTTTCGAGCTGATATTTTTTCTGAACCTTGCGACGCTTAGTCATTCCCCATTTGTAGAACCGTGCGAGGTTGTCGGTTTTCGGCTGATATCCTTTTGACATGGCAAATCCTTTCATTGTTGCCGTTGAAACAGTCTCTATATTATATCCGAAATTATGGCAAAATTGTGACAATGTGTATTCAATTTTGCATACCTGCTATCCGCTTGCGTCTATTGACACGGCAAATCTGCATAGCCTAGGGGTCCAGCTATGTACCTAGTGCATGGCCTAGGATGGCCCGTGGGTGCCCATGTCGCATGTGCCGGGTAGGTACATACCTGAAAACATAGATCGCGCTGTGTGACGCTCTGTGGCCGTTTAACAGGCATATATCAAAAATGTTTGTCAACGGTGTTTGCCATATGTTTTCACTATATCGATCCGATATAT